ATCGCGTAATACTGTCGATCATATCAGACGCAAGTCCGGCGTACACAGGAAACTCCTCTTCAGAAATCGGGCATGTACCATAAAGATCAAGATACTGCTGATATGTGATGTACGCCATAAGCCCACCTCTTGATTAGGAGCCTACGACAGCCAGCGCGGAGCCGGTGGCAGTGGCGATATTTCCCTTGGTCGTATTAACTAGCGCAACGGTTACGGTATCGCCGGATTTTGTGGTAAAGCTCGCTCCGTTAGTAACATCGGTCCAGTCTGTAAGAGCCTGGCCATAAGTCACGCTTACCGCTCCGTCTGTATTGGTTTTAGCAACATACTTCATGCCGTACGGAGCCGGAGCCAATCCATTGATGACAGTATGAGTGCTGTCGGCGCCTGCGGAAGTGGTAATATTCAGAGTGCCTAAAGCCGGGTTGGAAGCCATATTTACAAAGATGCCGGGAAGCCTCTGGTTCAGGGCAAACACATCGTAGTAGTAACGCTCGTAATAGAGCCATTTTCCTTTGCTCTGCGCGGTAGGCGCGGACATCATGGAGGTTTCATAGACAACAGGTGCGGCGATTGCAATGGGGTCGAACATCAATAGATTGATTTGCTTCGCCCCTGTGGAAGAGGCCCAGCCCTCGGTAAAATCGTAAGCGCTCATCATGATATCTTTGGGGACCTCCATAATGACAACGCCGTCAAGCTTACCGACATTTCGGTCAATGTTGCGGATACCAGTATCAGCCTCCACAAAACGGGTGATGCCGGCAGCCTCTTTCAGAAGCTTATAGGTATCCGGTGTCATTTTGGCGCGGATGCGGTCACGGGGTACGCGCTGATTCACCATATACGCCAGGTAGGTATCCCAGGTTTCCAGAATATTATCAGCGGTTAGAGCCGTAGCATCAACGCCTCCGAAGCCGCTCGCCGCCTGAGCCAACGCGGAAGCCGCGTAAGCGTCCATTTCCGGCACTTTCTGGAATTCGTTGAACGTCTTTGTGATATTGGCGATATTGACGATCGGATCCTCTTGAATATCCATAGGATCCGCCAGGGTGTCCCATTCCCGATCCATTCTCATGGTAAGAATCTGCTCGGAGGTGTTGAAATTGCGATTAAAAGTTCCGGTGATCTGATCTCGGTTTACCGCTCTTGCGCCGCTGGTGGTCATGCTTTGAACAGCCACAGCCTTTCCGCTGATCGGCTTATAGGTGGCGCTGTTCGGGCTGCCGTACAGATCAGAAAAATAAGACCAATAAGGGTACATATTTGCCATTGCCTTAGAGTATTCGGTTGCATAGTTTAATTCAAGCTGAGTAAAAGCCATAGATTATCTTCCTTTCTTTAACGTCCTGGCCGCCAGATATCCTCAAAGGTTGATCCGGTTTTTCCGCTCGGCATCTGTCCTTTGACCTCCGCTCCGAATTGCGGGGAAGATGGTGGCGGTGCGGGTTCTGTCGGGTTAAAATATTCTTCGTATTTTTCCGCGACTGTTTTTAACTGCTCGGCGATTGCGGGAGCGTTTTCCCCGCGTTCGAGCATCTTATAGACAGTTTCACGGAATTTGGGCTTCACCGACGAAAAATCATCACCGCCTAAAGCGCGGAGCATATCGCGCTCCTCCGCTACAGCCTTATATTCGTCGGTTTCTTTGACCTTCACATTTTGCAGAGCGTTTTTTTGAGCGTCTGCCAGCGCTAGATCAATTTTTTCCTGTAATTCTGATTTCGGGATAAAGTCCGACATGCTGGTACCGTGCAACGCCATAACTTTATCAACCTGTTCCTCGCTGAGACCAAGAGCTCCCAGTGATCTTCTTGTAAATGCCATAAAATACATTCCTTTCTTTAACGCCTAAGAACGACAGGCGGATTGCATCGCAGTTTAACGCCGTACTGCGGGGGCGAAATGGGTATAAAAATAGCGCCCCGCAATAACTGCAAGACGCTGTTTTTATTTAATTTTAAAGACTAATCATCGTCATACTCCACATTGCCTCCGTGCGCGTGTTCGCCAATTGCTGCGGCTAATTTAAAGTTGGCTTCTTTGTTCCACTCATACTCATATTCTTGGAGTTTGTTGGCTACAGAGGCGGGAACCTCCGCTTCTGCTGCCTGCATCATGCCGGCCACGCTTCGGAAGTACCCGAGAATCAACCGAAAGCTTTCTTCCGGTCCTCTCGGCTGAACCGCCAAGCAGTCGTTGGAAAACTCCAGGACGGATTCTTTAATACCCGGTTCCAAATAGCCTAAAGCGATTCCGGTTTCCACGAGATCATCGATTTGGTCAGAAACCTCCTCATACCATTTCCCGATCTGCTTGTGGTTAGCGAACCAAGCGTCGTCTTTTACCAGGTTCCTGTGCAGTGTGGTAAGGTTATGATACAGGATTTTCAGATAAGCTATGAGACGCTGAAATTCATTCATTATTCCACCTTCTTTCTCTGACGGGGTTTTCCAGCCGTTTTTTTAATCTGGGGATTCTTATATTCCTTGTATTGCTCAGCGTTCAAAACAAGGCCGCAGCGCCTGCATTTGATATGCTGAGCGGTTCCGATAAAGTCGTGGTTACATTCTGCCATTGTGTACTCCTTTCTTACAAAATATTAGGAATCGCCGTAATTTCCCGTTTGATTATTATGTGCGGATCGTCCCAGCCGTTTATTACAATATTAATAGCAATACTGCTAAGACAATCTAAACGGCCACCGATAATTTCGTCTTTACGCATGTATAATTCGCGCATCATTGCATTGTATTGATCATTTATTGTTTCTTCTGCGGATCTCTGTTTGTTCATGATGTCCCCCTTTTTTAAAAATAGGTGTGAAAAAGCCACCCTTTCATTTCCAGGGCGGCTACTCAACTATTTCAAAATCATCTGGCGGGAAAAAACCTTGATCTCCATCTTCTCCTATGATTTCATACCAACCATTTTCAACAGATATAACATCGTAAACATTTCCTTTGTGCAATCTGACTTTGTAATAATCACCATTATATTTTACCTTCATTTTTTCGACCAGCCTTTCACAAATATTTCTTTTGCGCCTACATTTTCCTCATAAAACCAGTGGATAACAGCTTTTTTAGGACCGTCTGCGGTGTCTATATAACCTCTTCCTTTTGAGTGCTGCCAGTTTCCCGCAGAACCACCATAATTTTGAACCAAGAAGTTCTTTACTCTAAGATCGGTTTTAGAGCCTTTTCCTGCAAAAGTTTCAATGTCAGAAATTTTTGTCCCTTCGGTAATTTTAGAAAAGGTTCCGTCCGGCAATTTTACAGGATTACTGCGTAGAGATGTTTCAAGCTTTTCTCTTCGTTTGGCCGCTGCAACAGCCTTAGCAGATACAGATTTATTATAGTCAAAAACCTGTGTCCGATCAAGCCTTTTCGTGCGTCCTGTCTTTTTGCAAAATGCATTGTAATCAGCCTGTTTTTCCCTAATTTTCACGGCTTCTTTTTCAAAGCCTTCTTTGTCTCCGGCTGCTTCCATCATGGCGGCTTTTTGCTTGGAATAGCGGATTTCTCTTTCCAGCCTGCGCTGCTCCTGGGATTCCGCATATACCTTGTCATTTTCTTCCTTGTCCTGTTCCGGCCTGTCGCGCGGAATGGATACACCCGGAATCATGGTGATCGGGTGATGCCCGCAGTTGATCCCAAACAATCCGGCCGGTTTTCCATAGCTTGTAGAAGAAATAGGGGAGTAGCGGTGGCGTTTTCCCTCGCCGTCCGTAAAGGTTCCGCTTTTGTTGTTCCATGAAAAATAACGGCCCTGATACGGATAGCACAGCGGACGGGCGCCGGAGTGTCTTGATACCCGGAAGATATCGACCCCATAGTCCTCCTGTCTGGTTTTGACGGCTTCAATAGCTGTGTTGTGCACTGTGGTGCGAATATCCATATTGACATAAGCTTCCGGTGACCATTTCCGCCCGGCGCGGTCATAAAATCCGGTGATGCCCTCTTTATGTATTTGTGACAGCGCCTGTCTTAAAGCCTGCTGGCGGCTTTCTGTCCCCGTTATCACTTTCCCGGCGGCAATATTCAAAACCTCCTGCGCCGCTTTCATTTGGCGTTCAATATTAACCGTGTTTGTAATCACCTTCCGGTATTGAGCGAGCGTGCTTTCCAGCATAGTGGTATTGACAAGGTTCAGCTTATCCATTGCCTGCTGCTCATAGGCGTTTAAGGCTTGCACAATGCTTTGGCTGGCTATCACGTTATCCGCGGCAGCGTTTTGTACAGCGCCTTTTTGCACGGCTTTTTTTAACTCCGGCTCTATGTCTTTTGTCGCCATGTATACGGCGTTTTCTAAAGCGGCAGTGATCAGTTCTTTATTTTGCCCGGTAAGGGAAGCGATAATCTCAATGCTCTCTTTATTGAGCTGTCCCAGCTCGGCAAGCTTTCGGATCTCCCACTGCTCTGTGGAAAGCGAGTGGCCGGAATTGAAATGCTTTCCCATATTAATCAAAAGCGCGTCTACAATATTGCTGTAAACCTGCTCAACCGGCTCCGAAAGCTTTAGAATCTCATTAGGGGTTAATCTGGCCATTTACACACCCCCTGTTAGGATTCATCTTCCGCCGCTTCCTCGTCCTCTTCCTTAGCTTCCGGTTCCTCGCTGGGGCTCATGAAATCGGATTTCTGCCCGGCTTGCTCTGCCATGTCGACCATATCCGCGGATATAGAGGATTCCTTTTCGATTTCCATCAGCTCCTGCACAGCCTCCTCCTCGGTATATCCCAGCTTTTCCACCATAAAACGCTTCTTGCTCATAAGGCCGTTGCCTATCAGCAAGATTCCCTCGTTGATGTTGGTCTGCCGGTCCTGAAGAATAGAATCGTCAAAAACAACCTTGGTTTCCCAGCCCTGTGAAGCCAGCGCTTTAATGCTGTACCCGTTCCACTTCATGTCATAGAGGGAAGCGATCTGGACAATGGCGTCAATGATTTTGGCGATAGCCATCTTGACTTGCAGCTGGTGGCCTTTGATAGTCTTATAGGTTTTGCTGTTTTCGCTGATCACTTCGGTTGCGGTTTTTAAGCCTGTCGCTCTGTCAAAGGTAAAAGTACCGGCAGAAAATCCAACCTGTAAGCATAAAATAGACAAGAAAGCGTTTATCGCTCTCTCGTGTTCGTCAACACGCAGTTCAATGCTGTTGTCCTGTATTTTTAAAGAATCAGGACTATCCGTAGAGAGCGCTTCATAGGCTTCGTCAGAGGCGTCAAAATAGCGCCGCATTTCTCCGGTTTGCGGGTCGATTACCGTCCGGATACATTGAGCTGGAACGATAATTCTTTTTTTACCAAGACGGAACTCCCGAATAAAGCTGTCGTAGCAAATATCTAACGCCTTGAGGGTCGAAAGAGCGTTTGCATAAATTGATACGCCAAGGGGAGAGTTATCATCAATGTTATTGGCGACAGCGGTTCGGTAATAAGCGAACAGGGAAGTGGTTAATCCCTGCATAGAGGTGTTTTCGTTCAGAAACGGATAAATCTCATTAAGGGGGTAGCGAAATCCTAGAATATCCTGTGATTCCGTCATTCCTGGATTCGGCTGCTTATATTCAGTGCGAAACGCCTCGTTGCTTATATAGTAGGTTAGCCCGTCCCATTTATGCCATTCCAGCCGGGTATAATAATAGCCGTCCTTTGCCTCGCGGCTGATAAATACGCCGTCCGTAACCTGGGCGTTATCCCAGGCAGTAGGGACAAACTGGTCCGCCATGCAGAAACCCAGCCGTATTCCTCCGCTTTCGGGGATTTCATTTCCCGCGCTGTCCCGTTTAACCTCGTACCATGCCTTAATAGCGCCGCCGCCTAATGCGAGCACCTGTTCAATATGTTCCTGCATTTTTGTCCAAAATCCGTTTTTTGTTAAAACATCATGGACAAACTCTTCCAGCGGCTGTTCCTCACTGTCCGATTGACTAACATGCACCTCACATTGTTCGCTCCAGATCAGGCCGGCTAGTTCAGAGCTTACAGCTTTTGCGACGTCCATTCTTTCTAGGTTGCGCCGGTTTCTCGGGTTTTCAATAGTAGGAGCCAGTATCCTGTGCCAAGGGCTGTAAAATCCTTTGTACAAATACTTCCAGATAAAAATACCGAAATAGTAAAATTGGTTGAAAGCAGGTACGCCTCCAACCTCGAAGATATCTTTGAATTCTTTTGACAAGCCTGTTTCAGCTCCGGTTTTCTGCATCCAGTTTTTCACCCTCTCTTTTAGTTTTTCCAGCATTGGCTCACCGCCTTATATAACATAGTTTTTATAGAAGTAATTATGAGCGTAACGGGTTTCGTCCATCGCGTGATTGTATGCGTCAACGGGATTGCCGTTGTTATCTACGCAATACATTCCGATCTCCTTTAAAAAATCCAGATGCCCAAACCTGTCGTTTTCAACGAGATAGAAGCGCCCGTCTGAAATACTGTTTTGCAGATATTCAATACCAACCTCAATCCCTTTTCTGGCGCCCTTAATGTCCCTGACATTGTTATCCGCGCGGTCTGTATAATAACCGAGCAGATCAAATTCAGCGCGCAATGCTTTGCAGGCTGGATCTATCTTAATACTGGATTCCCTCATACTCGTAAGCTGGCGGCAGTAGGGGATAAAACTGCCGCAGATTTCACGGGCCTGTACCGACATTGCTTTTGTAATTCCAATATCCGCCCCGGAATAATACCACCCAGCAACACGGTATAATTTAAACTGGTTCTGCATGGTGCGGGTCACCACGTAGCAACCAATCGAAGTAGCGTCAGAGAGGCCGCCGTCACCAGCGAAATACATTTCGATTTTGCTTTCGCTGTCTGGAATATAACTGAGGATATGGCGCTGCGGGTCAAACATGGAATAAATAACCCCTTGCGGGATACACCGCTCTCCGAGCCAGTCGCGTTTGTATAAATAGGGATTCTTTAAACAGGTTTTTCGGATTTCTTCCTTTCTTTCCGGGGTAATAATGGGATTGTCGTCTATGGTCCAGTGGGTCCATTTGGTATCCTGTATGTTGAACACCTCAGAGATTACTGGGTGGCTGGGAGCAGGAGGGTTTAAATCAGCGATATGCCATCTTATCCTGGAGGCGTAAGTACGGCGGAAAGCTTCCTGTATTGCGTCGATATGCAGAAGATTGATTTCGCAGAAGTATACGCTTCCTAAAGACATTCCGGTGAATGATTTATGGCTGTCCGCTTTACCGGCACCTTTGTAGTAAACGCGTTTTATTCCTTTCATCGTCTCGATTTCCAGATGATCTCCAAAATCATCATGCTTCATTCTGGAAATTCCGTTAAAAATATGAAGCAGTCCGAAGCCGTCACAGTCCATTACCAGCTTAAAAGCTTGTTCTTGGTTATATGCTAAAACCATATGGTTTAGGTCCGGGGTGTTCCAAAGATACCAAGCAAAGCGGGAAACGCTGACGGTTGTTTTCCCTGACCTCGGCGTCCCCTCATTAACTTCTAAGCAATGGGAATAAGGAGCGTTTAAAATCTTCTGTTGCTTTTGCCCCCACACTATTTCTTTACTCAACTTTGAACCCTCCAGCTGCTTTCGCTATGGCCTCAAAGAGGGAAGTGTCAGACTGTTTCTGCGCGTCTTTCGTAAATTTGTCAATAACGATGCCCAGCGATGTAGCAATGCTCTGAATACTTGCCCGTTGAAGTTTATCAGAGTTTTGAAGCTCAGAAAGATAAAGGGAAATAATGCTGCACACATCATCTTTTTTCTTGTCCATAAACTCAAGAATATCAGCGGTATTCTGCTCTTTTTTTTGTTCCGCTTTTTTCACGGTTTCCGGATCGCTGATCACTACTCTTTTAACTGTATCAAAAGATACTTTGTGTTTTCTTGCAACTTGCGAATAATTCCCACATTCCGCATAATCCGCAATGATCTTTTTCTTTTCTCTATCGGTTAAATGTTTCGCCATACCACCACCACAATTTCAGGATAAATAGAAAGACCGCAAAGCCGTTAGGCCTGCGGTCCTTAGGAAAGGAGGTTAATGAACCTTGTACACTTTTCTATG